ATCAAGCGGGCCGCCAAGCAATCTGCAACGGATATGTTGCTCGCGAATCCTGTAGTTATCGAAGCACTATCGAAGTAGTCTTTCGATTCAGCGGATTGTACATTTATTTTTCATACATCAGTCCGCTGAAGTGGGAGGATTCAAGTAACATGACAGCATTTGCAAGGTACGGTAATTGTGAGATGACATATGAGGAATTTTGTAGAGTCGCAACAAGGACCGATATGGAGAGATATCGCGCGATGAAGAAAATTCCGCAAATTGCTACCCCGAAACACTACTGGGTTTATTTGTCGGAAGATGAGAATTTTACTCTATATCTTCCGCGCTCTTCTTCTTTCTGTGCATATTGGCTAGAGTTAGGTGCGCCGATCGGAGTAAACTCATGATGCAAAACAAGGTGCTGGAAGAAAAGTCACGAGAGACCCTTTTAGCGGAATTCTGCCAAGAACGCGAATATCTACAACGTCTAATCTTTGCCAATGCAGACCGTCGACTCCAGGAATTCCGAATCTTAGTTGGTGGCTCACTGCGAAAGTTATTGAACAGAATTCCGGACCGTGGGTCTCCAGTATCTTCGGAATTGGGAGCCGTGCTTCTTACCCGTCTCCATGAAGTGATCGACGAACTGGAAGTCAATGGGATGAAGATAAAGTAATTCGCGTGAAGTAATCACGAGTAAAAAAGAGATTAAGACTTCATTGTCTTATTCTCTCGCACTAATAAAAGACATTCAGGTCTTAATATCTTTTATCTAACCCGCTGGTACTCCCCTACTAAAGTACTAAGTATCGGCAAAGAGGGCGCCTTAAAACAAGGGTATAGGTAAAAAATGATGATCTTAACCCCTTATCAAGAACGACTTATTAGATTAAGACTCGTTGGTTTAAAAACAACAGAAATTGCTTCTCGTCTTAAAAAAAATAAAAAAACAATGCAGGCTGTGCTACATCAATGTTATATGAAGTTAGGAATTCAATCAAGCGGTAAAATCAGCATAGCCACACTGGAACAGGCCTTTCGTATATATGAAGAGAAGTTAAGTCGTTGAAACTACATGAGATAAAGACTTGACGGACGGCGGTTGCTCGTGTTATGCTATTACCACGGGCCGGGCCGGAGTGTAATATGATTCTTGGGGACAGCTTCAGTAAGATGAGACTCAAAGATAAGAAACTCGAAAAGTATGCTCTAAAGCGCCTAGCTACTTCTCCGCTCCGGATTTGCTACTATTGTAAAAATTGTCGAGTACAAGAAGTTAGGAGTCCAATTCTTACTTGTAAGAAATGTGCTGAAATGGAGTCTCTCCTTGCCACTTCTTAGTCCATCACAAATCTATAAAGTTCTACAGGAGGAACGATCGCCGGCGATAAAAGCATCAGAGCGGAAACTTGATCGTCTTCTTGCAGAATCTAATCTTACCGCGCCAGAAGTTCTGGACAACTTATCTTCTCTGATGCGTTGCGGAGAGTCTGATGCGGTAAAATTAAAAGCTGCGGAGACTGCATTAAAGCTCAATGGATTACTTGAAAAAGATTTTGTCCGTCAAGATATGTCAGTTACGATTATTATCAACGACTCATTTCATGTTGTAAATCCCATTCTAATTCCAAGGACAATTTGATGACTACTACTACTACTACCACACAACCCATGGAGGCTTCCGGAAGTCCTGAAAGAAATCTCTATGTTCTCTTCTATCGTCAAGGGCAGAACCCACATCCGCAGGAATTACATTTTTATTACGGTTCATTTGATATGCGAGTAGTTGTGGAGCGTGTAAAACGTCACTGTGAGTGTATGAACTATCGTTTTGTGAATGTCCGGCCCTTTTTCACGGATCTTGATAAAGAAGAGAATGTAATTCTAAATAAAGAATGAGTTTCTTTAAAGCTCTGCAATTATATAATAGACTGAATCCATTTCTTGATGCATACAAAAAGGAATTCTCAATGAAACTTTCCACTAATGTGATTGTTCAAGTCTTGGCAACAACGATACAAACACTTAATGCTCTTGTAGATTTTGTGCCACCTAAGATGAAAATTTACATTGCTGCTGCTGTAGGCATTCTTCAAGCTATAGTAGGATTGCTTGCCCATTATGCGGAACCACCTACACCAAAGCCGTGAAGACAACTTTAATTGTACTTCTTCTTACAATTGATTATTATCAGGCATATAAGAATATTAAATTAGCAATTAAACAGACAAAATGCTTTATTAAAACAGGTCATAAATGCCCGCCGTTAGTAAAGCCCAGCAAATAGCAATGGCAATTGCAGAGCATAATCCAGGAAAGCTCTATAAGAGAAATCGTGGATTAACAAAGATGTCTCATCAGCAATTGCATGAATTTGCATCGACACCGCGGAAGAATTTAGTAAAAAGAATACAAAAAGATCGTCATGGCTGATGAAACTACTTATGGTCCGGCGCAAGAGCGGAGAACACGTACTCCTATTGATTTTAGATCTCTCCGCCCCAATGAAGCTGGCCGTTTTGAGATAGGAATGATTCCACATCTTCTATCACAACTAACAGGGCATCAGATGGGCGACCAAATTCTTATTGATCCTTCTCAAACAAATGATGTTGGAAGAACTATTCAACATGAAGCAATTCATGCACTTCTAATGAGACTTGGCCGCGGCCAATCTCAGCAACTTGCATCTTCTATTTCTAACTACAATTCAATTGCAGACATGATTCAAAAGTCGCGAACTGGAAATATGGCTGAAGAAGTTCCAGCTTATATGGGAGCTTATGAACAACCAACCAAAAATCCATTCTACCCAAATATGAAAATGGGTGAAACACAAGTTCCTCAAGATTGGCGTGATGCTTATATCTCTGAATTGCAGCGTAAACTTACTCTAATAAATCCTAAAATGGCTAAGACATATGGACTTCTTTCAGGCCAAGGTCAGGGCCAAGGCCAAGGAGTAAAATAATGGACAGTCTACGCATGAAAATTCAGTCGGCTCTAATTCAAGCACACAGCAAAAGACTTAAAGGTGCTAAAGGAGATGAGCACGCTGCGAAAAATGTCGATCTCAAAGATAAATTTGAGGAAAAGGGTGGCATTGGCCTGAAGCATATCTACAGCAAGGCTGATGATATGGACTACAGTGAGTTTGCTAAAAAGAATCGTAAGATGATTACAGACAAGAGAATGCATAATTCTGCTAAGATGAAACATCCTGGCTTTAAGTCTGTCCAATCAAAGATTCAAAGAGAAGGATATAGCAAAAAGATTGCGGGGGCAATTCTTGCCGCTCGCACACGTAGTGCATCAGCGTCAGCCCATAAAGCTAATCCAAGATTAAATCGTGTGAAAGGATAATATGGCTAAATTAAATCTTCCTGAATATGGCCCGTGGCGACCTGGATTCAAACGTATAGTTGCTTTTTGGAATGATAGATATCTTCCTGATGATGAAGTTGTAAAATTCTCCCGCCTCTCAGAAGTTCAATCTCTTGTAAATTCTCTCAATGGTCTACGTCCATGGGCGGGGCAGCCCGGATCTTTTATTACAGTGAAAGTTGATGAAGTTATATTAGACCCGAATTATACAACAATTGCATTTCAAGAATCTACTGAAGATCGCCATGCCTATATGTTACATGGAACTTTTATTCTTGAAGATACTAATCGTACTCGTGGAGAATTTGCCATGAATGTGGGGACAATATTGGCAAAGAAGATTAGTACATTTGGCCATTGGGAAATTTCTGAGAATGGTGACGTATTTTGGGTTCGTTGATCTTTCCCCTGTTTTATTGTCAGAAGATAGGTTCTTCTGGCCTATCTATCATTCAATAGAAATTGGGGTGACCTTTTGGCCGTTTCGGTCCTTTGATTGTCCTGAGTTTGGACGCAGGGCGTCAATAAAAATTAAAACGGCCGCACAGTTCTAATGAATCTCGAAATCACTTTTGCAAATGATCAGCAGCGGGAATTTTACTATTCTACCGCTCGCAATCAATGCTTTTCTGGTGGTTTCAATAATGGTAAGACTTATGGTGCTTGCCTCAAAGCACTTACACTTCTTCTAACATTTCCTAATTATCGCATTGCAATCGGTCGGCAAACTTTTGCTGATCTCAAGCGAACAACAATGCAGACTTTCTTCAAACTATGCCCGCGAGAAATCATTGAGCGGCATAATGAGCAAGATGGTCTAACAGTGCTCAAAAATGGTTCTACAATCTATTGGCTACATCTTGATAAGATTGATGAATCGACATTGAGAGGTCTTGAAATTAACAGTTCATTTGTTGATCAAGCTGAGGAAACTGATGAAAAAGTCTATGATGTACTTGATGGACGTATTGGACGATGGGACAATGCTGAGATACCTGAAACACTTCTCAAAGAGAATCCTGGGTGGCCGCGAAGTGACAAAACAGGTAAGTATCTTGCACCCTCCTATAACATACTACTCTGCAATCCCGATACACAGTTCCACTACATCTTCAGAAAATACCATCCGGATTCCTTAGAAAGACGAAGCAATCATTTCTTCGTCGAAGGTGAATGGGATTCGTCTCTAGGATCAACTGAAACTTACACTGAAGCTCTCAAACACGATGATGAATGGGTGGCAAAGTTTGTTCGTGGTCAGTGGGGAGTTAGTTCTGCCCAGATACATCGGCTCCGCTCCGAATCAATTATAGATTATGATGCAGAACTTTTTGAAAAAATGCTTAAAAAAGGTAATCTTTTTCGAATTCTCGATCATGGAGATGCATCACCAACTTGTTGCCTGTGGTTTGCAGTTCTTAATGGTACCTATATTTGTTATCGTGAATACTATGTACCTAATCAGCCAATCAGTCATCATAGAAAAGCAATAACAGAACTTTCTGGTTCAGAAATTTACTCTGCTAACTACGCAGATCCTCAGATTTTCAAAAAAACAGCACAAAAAGATTGTGGCTTCTGGACAGTTGCTGATGAATATTGTGACAAGTCACTAGAAGGGTCGCCGTTGTATTGGATTCCGGCGGATAACAATGAATACGCAACAAGAAATCGACTTAATGAACTTTTACAATGGTCTAATAAATTCCGTCATCCAATTAGCAATGAGACACCCACACCCGGAATTTATTTTATCAAACGTAGCAATGAGTTTGAATACGGCTGCTACCGCGTTATCACAGAAATCCAATCTCAGAGGCGAAAATCCCTCGGATATGTCGATGGAAAGCAAATTTTCTGTGATGATCGAGAAGAATCAGTAGCAGATCATGCTTATGATTGTGTTCGCTACTTTGTGGCAATGCACGGATCTGGCCGGACACTCCCAGTTAAGAAAGTTCCAGCTAATTCTTTCAAATTCTTCAAAATGATGAAAACCCGAAAAGATGCTCTTGTAGCAGCTTCTTGTTAGATGACTAAACAAGTTATTGACGATTCTCTTTGGGTTGAGCGACTCAAATCTGCTGACCGCTACTATGCTGGTTGGGCGAAAATGTTCAAATGTGACATCTTAGATAAGTATTATGAGGGAATTCAGTGGCGTTCTCAAGCAGAACTCTCTTATAATCCTTATGTAATCAATAAAATCTTTGAAACTGTTCAGATTAAGATTGCGAACTTCATTCCTGATAATATTCAATTTCAAATTCATACAAAAAATGGGAATGAGAACGACATTGCTGCCGCGGCATCCTCAGCACAATTGAAAGAAGATCTTCTCAATACAATTGCTCAAGATCCTTGTAATAATTTTGCAGAAGAAGCTGAACAAGCCTACAAAGATTCATTTTTCCGATTCGGGATGATTGAGGTTGGGTATGCGGCTGATTGGATACAAAATCCAAATGCGCCAAAACCACTTCTTGGGAAAGATACGGATCTTAAGTTGTCTGAGAAGCAAAAACGCCGTATTATTGACGAACCCCCTGAGATTCCACAGAATGAACGAATTTATTACAAACACATTCCAGCAAAGTCTTTTCGGATTGGTGGAGTAGACCACAAGTACCTCAACCGTTGTGGATGGTGTGGTTATTTTGAATTTGTTGACAAAGACGATTTACTTGCACTCCCAAAGTTAATGAATACTGAGAAAATTCAGTCAGCTACGACTTATGCAATGGAACCCGATAGAGAATCTGTTCCTCTTGATAAAAATCAATATAAATCAGGAATGCTTAAAGTTTGGAGAATTTGGGATCTTCGCGCGGGGCTTCAACTTCTCATTGTAGACTCACCTACAATAACAGTATTTCAGAGAAAATTTCAAAGACTTCCACTTTTTGATCTCCGCCCCGATCGTAGACTTATTACTAATGGTTTCTATCCAATTCCGCCAGCCTATCATTGGCTCTCTCCACAAGATGAGTATAATGAAACACGGGAAATGCTTAGAGCACACCGACGGAGATTTGTACGAAAATTTCAAGTGGTGGAAGGAATGATTGATGATGAGGAAATTGAAAAATTTGAAACAGGTCCAGATGGTGCTCTTATTAAAGTCAGGCGTGAAAATGCAATTCTCCCGATTGAGAATGCGGATCTCGGGCATGCTCTGCAAGATTCAATCGCAACATCAGCAGATGACTTAAATCGTATTTCAGGTACGTCTGACGAAGCTAGAGGTGTTGCAGATAGAACTACAGCGACTCAAGCAAATATTGTTAATCAAAGAACAGGAGTTCGTGAGTCAAAGGAAAGAACTCGGATTATAAAATGGCTTTCACATATTGGTCGTGAGACACTCCTCATTATAGGTGAAAAATTTACTGGTGAGATTATAGCAAAGTTGACTCAGGCTGAGGGGGAAGAATTTCTTGGCTCTGTACAACCTTATAGATCACCAAATAGAACAATTCTCTCTGAGGATCTCAAGGATGGCTTTGACTTTAAGATCACCGTTGATGTCACATCGATGTCAAATGTTGCACAACAAGTAGAAAAACAACACTTACTTGAGTATCTTTCTATTCTTACCCAATTTCCAATGGTTGCTTTCTCGCCATATCTTGTTCGTGAGATTGCATATAGAGTTGGGTATAGAAATGAGAAAGCAATTGCTGAATTCCAACAGATGGCTCTTCTAATGGAATTGGCTAGGATGAATCAGTTGAAATCTGCTGTAGCACAGATGCCTCAGAATGGCCCGGC